ACTAGCCAATGCAGTTTTAGCCCCTTGTCCAATACCACCACAAAGTACAATGTTTACATTTTGTTCTTTTAGAGCATTCGAAACACTAACATGTCCATGTCCTTCGACTGTAATCACTTTACTCTTAATAATTTCATTATGATCGGTTTCATAGATTTTAAATTCTGAGCTATGCCCAAAATGTTGGAACACTTCTCCATCCTTATAACTGACTGCAATTCTCATACTATACCTTCTTTCCATTCCATTATATATGGTTTATCCAAATAATTGAAGGCATGAAAAAAACGCCCTGAATAGGCGTTAATAGTCTTTGGTGGAGATGAGGAGACTGCCTTGGTTACGTTTCGTAGTGTTTCGTTCTGTTTAAAACTGTCATAACTTTAGCACTTTTGTGTATTTGTGATTTTCCTTGATTTATGTTTTTCTTGATTTTTACATCAAAATTACATCATAAAAAAGGGGCCTAATCGGCCTCTTTCTTTTGTCGTTCTATGTCTTCTCTGATCAGGTCTTTCAGATATCTGTTGACGCTCTCTTTCGTGCCTAGATATTCCAGAATATCTGCGTCATGCTTTAGGTGAAGTCTGAAGGTTTTGATTTTGTATGTCTTATCGCTCCACTTTTGGTTTGCTCTTTTTCTTGCCTCTGATACTGCCATCTTACTTCTCCTCCGTTTCTGTGTCTAGTATTTTAGCTTCGGTCACTAAATATTCTATGTAGTCCCAGTCCTTTTTTCCTGGTGTGCTTAGAGTTCTTATAACTTTCATGATTGCTTCAGATAAATTAATTTCTTTTTCTAGATTGTTATTCTTTTCTGGTGTGCCTTCTTTCCCAGAGAGTAATGAGTCCCTATTAACTTCTAGTGCTGCTGCTAATTTATCAATAGTGCGAAGCGTTGCATTGTCTGGATCATCACGCGTAAGTGAGTGAATGGTGTTTAATGATACACCGCTTTTCTTAGATAATTCCACGAGTGTCATGCCCTTAAATCCTGTTATGATCTTGATATTATTACCGATTCCCATAGGTCTGTGTCCTCCTTAGTCTTCTATTATTTCCATGATTACGTCCAAGGCGTCTTCATCGCAATTGTGCTTGTATAGCCAGCTTTCTATTTCTTTTAGAGTCATCATGTGTCTATCGTAATACAATTGATCCAGCACTTCTTCCTTTAGTCTCATTGCTGCTTCTTCTCTAGTCATATTAAGCTTCCTCCTGTAGTGTTCTAATTTGGCGTTGTGATTCTTGGATCAATGTCTCGTAGACGTCTGCTTCGTAAGCTAATTTTCTGATTTTTCCGAAGTCAATGTCTCTTTCTCTTTCGATTGCGTTTAATTCATATTGAATTTCCTTTGCGATTCTTGTTTGTTCTTCAATCCAGTTTTGAATTCTAGTTTCTAGTGTTTCGATTTCTGTTTTCATTGTGTTCTATCTCTCTTTCTTTTTACACTCACATTATAATGTAATACATTACATAAAGCAAGCAAAAAAGCGAAAAATAAAGCAGAAAATAAAAAAGAAGGGAATGCTATTTTTCAAGCATTCCCTTGATCCGTTCCGATAGGTCTTTGACCTGTTCCTTTAGTGTAGCCACTTCCTTCTCCAGCTCATTGTGACTTTCTATTTTTCTGGCTAGGCTGTCAACCTTTTTGTCCATCTGTTCTACCTTGTAATCCAGCAATGCTGAATGTTTGGAGTTGCTGGTCCATGTTGCTAGAACTGAAGGTACTCCGACGCAAAGTCCGGATATGATCGCAACCAGAATTGTATCAGTCATTATTCTTCCTCATTTACTTCTGGCAAGCCTGCTAGGCTTGTTAGAATTGAGCATACGCCTGCTACGACCGTTGTGCTTGCTGCGTACATCCAGTTAATGTCCGGAACGGCTGCGCCTACGGTGATAGAGGCTAGCGCTGTTTGAGCCATTGTCTTGATTGCTCGAACTCCTGCTGCTTCCCACCATGCTTTGTTTGTAAGTCTACTCATCCTCGTTACCTCCTATTAAAAAGGGCACGCCCTATGGCATGCCTTCAATCACCTATACTATTCTAGAAACCGTTTCTGATGCGTTGATCAGAGTTCCGGCTGCTGATGTAACCCACGTTAGAGCGACCTTGTTTCCTGGTGCAGCTGGTGCTGCCTGGATGACAGCGGATACTGGAAGAGTGATCACGTTATCTGCTGCGGTTGTTGTTACTTGTGCTACGGCTCCAGGGACTGCTGTTCCATTGGCATAAAGTTGCACTTGATTTGTTCCCGCTGCGGTTGCTGAAATCACGAAGCTTCCATCCACTTTATAGGTTCCAGGTTTTACGATCTCCAGAGCGTTTCCGTTTAGATTGACTCTGTTATTTGTCCGAGTCCGAACGGTTCCAGGTGGGATCGTTGCGCCTGCTGCTAGTGTTGCACTTGTCGTGTTGACGACTTGGATCATGTCTCTACCTCTAGGCTACTGTAGCGCCTGTAGGGTAGTAAGTTCCATATTGTGGGTAGTATGGCGGATTTGTGTAATATCGTCCTAATTGGCTCAAGATGTTATGAGTTTGTACGCTGTTTGAAATTGCCTGCAAGCTTTGATCATATTGAGTTTTCAAGGCATCATATTTGTCTTGCATCATTTGAGTCTTTAAGTTGCAGCAGCATTGTTCCATCTGGTGAGATAGGTTGTTAATGCTTTCCTGTACTCCTCCAAAACCTTGGCATAAAGAACTATTTACACCGTTGAAGCCATTCATCATGGCCATCTGTGTTTGGTTTGCGTTTTGCATCTGGTTCACGTTCATCTGGTTGATTAGCTGCGCGTTTTCGTATGAGCTTGAGCAAAGTCCGTTTGTGATTCCGTCTAGCTTACTAATAATAGCCTGTGTATCAAATCCGCGCTGAACCTCTGCTTGTGTGCCTTGCTGGTTGTTTCCCCAGACTCCGCCACCAAATCCAAAAATCAAAAAGAATAAAATTAGAATGATAATCCCGTTTCCTTCTAGAAAGCCATCCTTGTTTCCAGTTACAGAAGCGATATCAGATAATGATAAGTTGTCCATGTGTGTTCTCCTTTCTTATCTATCTTGATTTTGCAAAATCCTATTTTAGAAAGCCTTTGAACTGTTCCGCCATTTGTTTGGCTTGATCCAGTTGAGCCTGCGTAAATTTTCCGGAGGCCATCAGCTCGTTTAGAAGTTGCTGTGGGTCCTGCGTCCCTAGCATCTTTTTAAACTGCTGAAATTGTTGCAGCATGTTTCCGTTTCCTCCCGGTCTATTTTGAAGTAGTGGATTCATGACGGTTGCCTCCTCTCGCATTCTGTTCTACTTTTGAAAGCCATTCCTTGAATTCTGCCTTCGTGAGGTACTTGTCTTCCGGTTGATCTTCTTTCACTTCCTGGAAGCTATAAGCCTTGATCGTACAGAAGCCGCTTGCGTCTGCTTGTTTCTGATAAAAAACAGGCTTGTTACTATCCATTAAAATCACGGACTGATTCGGTCCTAGAGTGAAAGCTTTAGCGCTTTCGATTCCGTTTACAAATTGAATCTGGTTCATTTGTTGAGCTGGTGCCTGCATCTGTGGCATTCCAAACTGCCCAGGCTGCGGCATGAAATTATTGAAGTATGGTGTGTTCATTGTGTTCTACCTCTTTTCACCTATATTCTCTAATATTTCCATGTCTTGAATCGCCCCTCTTTTGTCCTTCTTTAGCTTGTAAAATCCGAAGGCCATATCAACCAAAAGGGCCCAGTAGTAGTCGTTTAAATCTTTGACGGTTTCTTCGAATTCGTCTTTTGACATGCCTGCGTCCTGGTAGTGCCATTGCGAGTCTTGCGTTTTGCTTCTTAGCTGGTATACAACTTTTTTCTGTCTGTCGCTCAGTCCTTGTTCTTCAATTAGAAAATGTGCAAAGTCTGGGCGTAGAGGTGTCTGGTATCTTCTATTTATTCTCCTGTTCATTGTGTTCTATTGCTGATCCTTTCTATTTAAATGTTCCGTATGGCTTTACGTTTACTCCTGCCGAGTTTAATTCTCCAGCGGCCATCCAGCGTCGTGTTCCGTCTCCACAGGTCCAGCTGATCCACACGTATCCTTCTCGACGAACATAGCCGTCGTAATTTACGTGTTGTCCCTTAATGTATGTCACTCCTGTGTCTTGTCCTTTTAGTCCTGGTGCTTTTCTGATTTTGATTGTGCAAGAAGGATAGAAAGTAGCCCTTTCGCGTACAAAGTCTGAAGGGATTGAATTTAGAACAGCTCCAGTTGTTGGCGCTGGCTTCGAACTTCCGCCCTGATTGAATGGCACATGACTCGAATCTGTCCAGTTTACGAAAGTGCTTTTATCCTTGATAATTGTTCCATCTGTTACGAATGCAAGGTCTGCGGACACGTTATTTGGAAGATGATACACGCCTTGTGCGTTCTTATCATAGCAGTGAGTGAACTTGCCTTTTGCGACTTCAATGTGCGCGTGGTTTCCATAGGCGCGTCCTGCTGTTCCTTCGTCTCCGAATGTGTCTCCCTGTTTGAATCTTTTCACTCGTTTGATGTCTTCGACATAGTTGTCATGCAAGAACATAAGTGTTGCGTAGTCGATTGTTCCGTCTCTGAATAAAACTTTGTTGTCTGATTCTAGGAACACAGCATTTCCATTTTGTGTCGTATCGTAGGCCACTAAGTGGCAGTCACATGGTGCGATTGTCTCGTCAATTCCTGTGTCCTTTCCTGCGTTGTCCATGGCGTTGGTTCCTAGATGTGACCCCACGTTATTTCCCTGCGTAATTCGCATGTACTCCATAGGGAATCCTAAAAGCTGATATCCGCCTTTTGTAAGTTTTTGTCCTTTTCTCATATTTTGGACCTCCTTCTATTTATGAAAAAGAAGAAGCTTTTTTGCTCCTCCTTGTTTCCAGTGTTAGTATGTTTCTCCGGTGATTTCTTTATACTGTTCTTGTGTAATAAATCCTTTTTCACAGAACTTTCTTACCTGCCTATCTGTATATAGCTTTAGATCATAAAATCTTTTGATTTTTTCAAACATAGATTAGGCCTCACTTTCTTCTAGAAGTGTATCTGTCATTAGGGCTGTATACATGACCTGTGCCTCAATCCTATCCTGTGCGGTTGCCTGTTGCTCTGGTTCTTTGATTGTTGGCTTTTCTCCTTCCGCGACATTTACGACTTTACCGGCTACAAATTTATAGTTAAATCTTCCGTGTTCGTCTACTAATCCTTTTTCTAGATATTGGCTTTGTGCGTGAGCGTATTTATCGCCTTGTCCCTTATCAATCTCTGTCATTGTGTCCATTTCTTCTTGTGATAAAAAGATTTCTGAATTAATAGATGTGATGTATCCGTCTTGTAAGGATACATATACTTTATATTCGTTGTTCATAGTTCCTCCTAATAGACTTCTGCGTCAATTGTCAATACACTGTTTAAATCTAATGCTACAAATTTTGAGTTTGTTAAATTGTTATTTTTTAAGGCAATTCTGATATAGCCATCTGTTATAGAAATAGCGAAATTCTTCACATCAAGAAGTATCGTTTTCTTATTTCCCTCATATCTTATGTAGTTTTCAGCGCTGGTATTTTCAATAACCACCGTCCCACTACCACGCATGTTCATCACTTCTGTTGACTTTATATATATATTATCGTCAATGCCATACGCTATAAGTGTCTTAGGTGATTTATAAAAGAATCTTTTACACTTCATCAATTCCTCCGTAGGATTTGGCGCAATAAAAGGAGTAGCGATTGAGCCCTTTTCCAATTTTGTCCATTCGATAGTTACTGATGTATTTGGGTCCAAATACATATTAAATTCAGTTATATCGCTTAATGTAATACTGTATACACCAGGTGAAGTGATAAATAGATTGTTAGAAGGACTTGATAAAGATATTCGTCCATTGATACTCGATACTTTAATAGATAGAGTCGCAATTCCTTCTAATTCTTTTTCTAATTTTTGTGTAAACCACGAGCCTGCGCTGCCACTAGAATGAATTGTTAGTCCACCATTCTCTGATACTGCTACATTGCTACTCGAAACCCTCCATCTATCTACTGTATAATCAAAACCAGTTACTTCATAGCTTGTTTTCCCTCTCTGATTTATTTTGAAATCCGGATTAATCAATAAATTCGGATTACTGAATTTAGTTCCAATGTATTCGCTTAGCTGAGTTAGCGTGCTTTTCTTCGTTCCATTTCCATCATGAACGATTGCTAGGTCTGTATCCTTAAGACTTTCTGATGCCGTTAAGTCTGTTATCTTTTTTCCTACTGCCATTTTGTTCCTCCTATTCAATTTTGAACTTCCAATCTGCTAGGATTGGGTCTCCATTTTCTTCTATCAGAATCCCTTCATCTGAAACTAAAAGGGGAGCTTTAAAATCGTTTTTGACTATCATTTCGTATAAGCTAGTCTGTTCGATTTTTAGAGCTTTCCCCATTCTTGCGGACAGTGGTCTGTCTGATATATTCGAGTCTAGATTGTCTACTATGTCTTTTTTAAATAGTACGTCTGCCATATCTAGCCTCCAAAGTTCGAGTGAACCTTGATTTTTCCGTTATCATTGAAGTACACTTTTTTTACTTTTTTTAGGACTCCGTTATCGTTGTACCACAGTCTAGTCTGTTGGACTCCTCCTACAGGTTCCTTCAAGTCTGCGAGAATTGTGTTGTCGTTCTCGTCTCTTAGCTCTGTATCATCATCTACAAGCAGAGGTTCTTCGTATGGCTCTGTGTAGGTATTGTATGCAATCTTTGCTTGGTCTGCCGGTGTTGTTAAGCTTACGCTTGCAAAGTCTGAGACCGTTCCGTAGTTATCTACTATACGAACTCTAAAAGTGTAGCTTGTCTCCGGTACTAGATTACTAAGTTTCAGGCTTGTTTCTGTGCCTAGGTTGCTCCAATTGTTTCCATCAAAAGAATACTGATAGAAATACGAACTTGCTCCGTCTTTGATTTGGAATCCGCTCCAACTGAATGTTGCTCCAAATGGATTCAAATCCGAATAACTCACAGAACCCTTGCTCGGCTTATCTGGTTTCGCAGTTGTAAAGCTTACGCTTGCTCCGCTTGATGCCTGACCGAAGTTATCTACAATTCGTACATAGTGCGTGTATGTTGTGTTAGGTCTCAAGCTTGATAGTACAACGCCATCCCCTTTTCCTCTGTCTGTCCAATCATTACCGTTCCATGATGTCTGATAGTAATAGTCAGAAGCACCGCTTGCTATACTGAAGTTTTTCCAATAGATGTAAGCGGAATTGTATGTGATTCGACTTGCATATACACTTCCTGAGCTTGGACTGTTAGGTTTCTTAGTTGTAACGCTTCTACTGATCGCACTTGTTAAAGTTGTGCCTTGTGCCCCTTGATATACAACATAGAAGTATACGATGTAGCCTGTATTTGGACTCAGTCCATCCCAACTTCCTGAGCCTCCTATTCTTGCATCGTTTCCAAGTATTGCTCTGATGTTGTAGAAATTATTCGGATTCGAGCTTAGTGAAGCACTGTAGCTTACGTTTTGATAGTTATTCGACCATACACTTGGGTTGCTTACACTAGGCAGCGCAATCGTTGCAGTTTCTGTTTGGCTTCCTGATGCAGCAGTGTTTCCGAAGCTTGTACTAAATTTTAGATTTCTTGAATCTGTTCGACTTGCGTTGTTGAACGTATATTCTAATCTACCGCTTGCCATCTCCCATTTTCCGGGCCCTTGGTGGTTGAAGTTTACCGTATGGCTTTTACCTCCAAAGTTTAGAACAGCTCCGTTCCATTGAATCGTGTTGTATACTGAAGCTAAAGCTATGTAGATTTTATAGTCGATAATGTGCTTTACATTTGGATAAGTTCCCGTGATGGAGTTTGTGCAGTCTACGACGAAATCGACACCGTCTAGTCCTCCGTTATATGTTGCCATGCTCTATCCCTCCAATTGGAAGTAGAAGTATCCCGGTGGACAGTTCGTTGTATTTGGTTCTGTCACTCCGATTTTGTACTTAATCTCTTGTCTTGCCTCAAGTTCTGCTTGTTTGGCTTCCAATGTTTGGATCATCTGCAGAAGTTTTCCACCCTCGTCTTCTCCCAGTTTGTCCTGAATGAATTTCATGAAATCTAAAAATTGGGCGTTCATTCCGTCTGTTGGCAGTTTGATCATCCCATCTATTGTTAGACCACATAGGTTTTCGTCCAGTCTGGTGTCTATGATATCTCTAGCCTGAATGCTTTCTGCGTTTGCCGGAACCAGGATAATGGCCAGAATGATTTCGTATTGACTGGCGCCTCTAACGGCGTATGTTGGTTTTGTTCCTGATCCCTTTACGTAAGTCAATTCGCATTTATTTGTGTTCTTTGAATAGCGCACTGATATATAGTCATAGCGGAGTGTTGTTGAGGCTGTGTCTACTGTGAAAACTACCTCAGAATCGTTTCCATAGGTAATTCCTCCAACTCCATTTTCTGCGGTTAATAGAAAAGCGTAACCGGGAGTAATGCCGACTTTCATTCCTCCGTTTGCTTTGACCCTCAGATCGTCTGCGGTTACGTTAAAAATTCCGCTAGTTCTTCCTACGTGAAAAAGACGAACGTCTTCCGCATAGTAATCTGTATCGTCTAGCGGGTAAGCTCTTTGCGTCATTGTAAAACCTCCCGACTTTCTATATTTGTAGTAATTTCGACTTGTGTGTCTGTGTTGGCTTCTTCTATGAATTTCAGTTCAGTTACTCGAGCCAAGGCTACGATTTTATATTGATTGCTTTTCACGACTACTATGTCTCCTAAGTCGTAGTCTTTTCCAAGTTCTGCTATTTGTGAATATGGGTCAAGCTCAAACTCAAACTTGTAAGCATCCTTGTTTGCATCTGCCAGTTTCTGCTGACCTCTCTGTTCGAGCATGGCTTGGTATTCTTCCCAGGTGTATTGCTTTTCGACTCCGTCTTCTTTGTATTCGCCTTGTATGTCTCTAGCGTCCACATAGAGTTCTCGAATGTCTTCTTCCTTGTTGGATCGGATGTCTACAATAATACTTTTTCGGTATGATCCAGTATCTTCTCCGAATACATAAGCTACGTTTTTATGCTTGGATAAATTGATTTCATAGCTCTGACTTTTTATGTTTCCCAGGTCGTCACTGAATACTGCGTTTCGTTTTAATTGTCCCTGATATATTTCTAAATAGTTGAGCTTTCCTTCATGTACGATTTCTCGCCATCCGAGTCCTCCTTTTTCGCAGTAGTCCTCGAAGTCGTCTGCTAGAGTACTATATGAAGTATCACTTCCGGACTTGATTGTCGGCGTTAATCCTTTAGGTGTGCCGACGTTAATATCTAGTCCCCTTTTGTTTTCTTCCACCAACTTCAAAAGAGAAGCTTCTATGTTCCGAATTGTTGCTGTTCCCAGATTGATTCTAGCAGACAGATTATCCAGTGAACCTCTGACCTCGATCGCCTGATCTTGAATCTGTACACCTGTAATAAAGCCTATTTCGTTTCTATCTGTACAAACTATTCGATTTCCTTCTACCAAGTAAGCGTCGTTGTCTGTCGTTCTTCTCGCGTGTATCTCGAATGATCCACTTGAATAGTATTTAGGCATCCACTGGATGCTTGTACAATTCTGAAGCAATGCCTGTTTTCTTCCGTCTTTATCATAAATAAAATACTGCATGTCTATACTCCTGCGACTGTGTCGTCAAATGAAAGCCTTACGTCCAGTGAGCTTTCGTTTGTGCTGGCGCTGTATCGGATTACATTGTTTCCTGGCTTCAATTGAAAGAAGTTACTTGTATAGGCCATGTAGCTGAAAACATTTGTTATTTTGTCTCCCTGGATTAAATGGCAGTATCTTTCATTTTCATAGGTGCTGACCTCCAGTGTGTCTCCGACGTTCAGTGTTAGTTCTGGAAAGTTAATATTTTCCTGGGTATCGACTTGCGTGATGCGTGGTCCTTTGATTTCATCCGCCTCTGCTGTCATCTGAATGATGAAGCCTGTATCGAGTGAGCCCTTGTTGTATATCTGCTTTAAGGGCTGATAATTACGAGTGCTCAATTTAAAAGGTATTTTACTTGGATAGCTTCTCCTAAATCTGTGAAGGGCTGTCAAAGTGTTGAAATCTGTTATATTTGAATCGATACTTCTTGCGTAAGGATATGGCGCTCGAAGTGATATCTGGAAATTCTGCCATGTTACGCCATTTCCTATTTCCGGAGTTTTCTTGGGACTTACTTTCCAGTAAACGTCCAAGTCCTCCTTTGTGTTTATCAAGCGCAAAGTAGCAGTTACACCCGGGAGTATAACTGCTAGTAATCTTTTTCTTTTCTGAGGATCGTATTTGAATCGACCGTTCAGTGTGATGTCTTTCGCCTCAATAGATACGCCGGTAATGCTTGAACCCACCTGATTGCTGACGGTTGCCTCTGATAGGCTGATACTGTTTGAGGAAAGTCCATCAATGGATGTGATACGAATTCCACTATCTGCTGAAAGCTCGATAGCGTCACCCTTTTCGTTTGTATATATTACTTTTATGCCCATTCTAACCTCCTCATCATGTTCTGCGTTTCTGATGCAATTTCACTCGGTGTTAAAGCCTTAGCTGAATTGATAGTCTGTTCAACGTTGTAAACCGTTGTGCTTCCTGTGCCTAGTCCTAAGCCTCCAGGATTGCCTTCTAAGGCCAATCTTGAAGTTAGGCTGTCCATGTTAGCTGCATCTATTAGTTCAGTCGACATGCGCCCCATAAAGGCCTTAGCCTTTGGCATAGCTCTTTCTACACCTAGAGTGATTCCAGCTGGAATCCATTTACCGATACGATCTGCAAACAGTCTTGAAGGCGACCCGATTCCTAGAGCCCCTTTTACGCCGTCAATCAAGCCCCTAGCCATGCTGCTAAGCCATCCGGTCAATGCTCCCCAGGCTCCACTTATTCCGCTCCTGATTCCATTTACGATATCAGAACCGATTGAAATCATTTGCCCTGGTATTTCTCTGACTTTATTTACGATCCCATTGAAAAAGTTGCGCCCTGCTTGAATCGCTTGATTTGCAAAGTTTCCGACAAAGCTTGCCGCTTTTGAAATTGTATTTGATAAAAAGGACCACACTTTTCCTGGTAGCTGCTGGATAAAGTTCACCACATTGGTGATGAAGTCTTTTCCTGCCTGAATGGCTTTCTGGATCATTTGTCTTACCCATTCAGCGGTTTTGTTGATTGTGTTTAGTAGCCAGGTCCAGATCTTGCCTGGTAGCTGTTTAAACCAATCCACTACTTTCGATATAAATTGCGGGATGTCCTGCGTTGCGAATTGCACGAGCTTCAATCCCCACTCTACGAGCTTTCCTAGAATGTATCCTACGGCGTACCCGATCCAGTAAGGTATTGTTGTTCCGAAAAACGTTTGAATGTTTGTCACTAGGGTGTTTACGCCTTCAGGAATTGTTACCGTAAAAAACTGAACTACTTGTGTAGCCAAGTTCTGTGCTGCTTCCACGAAACTTTGGCACGCCTCTGGAATTGTTACTGTAAAGAAGTTTACGATTCCATCTATGACTTGGCCTGTAGTTTCCTTTATGCCTTCCCATAGATTGATCCAGAATTCTCTGAAGCTGTCGCTTGTATTCCAAAGATATACGAACGCCGCTACTAGTGCTCCGATAGCTACGATCACCAGTGTGATAGGTCCACCAATCACAGCAAGTGCTGCGCTTAGTCCTTCTAGTCCTCCACCGGCCAGTGTAAAGGCTTCGGCCATACTTGCAATCACGCCTGTTCCTGATGATGCGGCGTAGGCTAGGCCATCAATCAATCCGGAGCCTTGTGATACTAAATGTCCGAATGTCTTGATCTTCTTTCCAGCGTCACCAATTGTTTTCGCGATATTACTTACAGCCTTGATTCCTTCCCAGGCTGCAAAGGCTCCGGCTACAGCTGCAATCAAAGGCATTAACTCCTGAATCTTGTCTGCTATGGCCTGTACTTTGTCTATAATATCCGGAAGCTTCTCGATAAAGGCTGCGACGAACTCTCCAACTTTTTCCACAAGAATCGGCAGAATTTCTTTGATCCTGTCTAAGCCGCTCTTTACAAAGCCTAGGGAGTCGTTAGCGTCTAGTTTCTGTGCGATTGTATCTCGTACACTATTCCAGGCCTCCTGGATTGTCTCTACGGCATTTTTAATTGCCTCCGCTGTTGGCGCGAAAAAGTCTTTCAGTGCGTTCAATGCTTTCGGTATTTCTTCTGCAATCCAGTTCAATCCGTTTTTGATTACGGACCCGAAGTTTGCAATCATTTCTTGGATTGTGGGTAAGCTGTTATCTGCTAAAAAGTCGTTGAAAGCCGTGATGATGTTAGCTATACCGATTGCGATACGTGCCGACATATTCGTGAAGCTTGTTGCGAAGCTTCCGGCCATCTCTTTGGCTTTTCCTGCTACAGCTGGAAAGGATTCCGTTCCGTTTTCTAGTGCGTCCATCAAAACGTCATTAAATTCTTGTGCACTAATTTTCCCAGTAGAGAAAGCATCTGAAACTTCTGCCATACTTTTCCCCGTCTTCTCAGCGAAAATCTTTAAAACGGGAATTCCTGCATCTGTTAAACGTTGCCATTGATCTGCAGAAATTTTTCCAGATGCGTTCATCTTTGCGATTGCGTCTACTGTGTTAGCTAAGGTTTCGTTGGTTCCGTCTCCGTAGAAAGAAACGGCGTCCATCATGTCCTTTACCATTTGAGTAGACTTATCTAAGCTCAGCCCTGATGTAGCCAGCTTTTGTGTTGAAGTGGCTGCTGTATCCAGTCCATAAGCGGTATCCGTTACAGCATCACTTAAATTATTTACAACCGTTGCTGCTTTTTTGCTGCTTCCTGCTAAAACTCCTATAACTTGCTTAGCTTTTTGCATGGCATCTAATCGGGCGGTTGCTTTCCCGATTGAGCCCGCTATTAAGTCCCAGCCTTTGCTGGCTGCTTTGAATATGGTCGCGCCCACGAAGGTTGACTTCACTTTGTCTGCGAAGGTTTCCGCACTTTTATGCGCTCCGCTTAAGCCGCTTTTATATTCACTATCATCAAGCCCTAGCTTGATTTTAATTTTCCCATCAGCTCCTGATGCCATTTTCTCAACCTCCTAGGTTTCTAATCTGGCCAGAAGTTCTGCTTCTATTTCTTGCGGTGTTCTTTCCTTTTCTGGTCCTTTGTCTTCAGGCAGGCGGTAGTACTTTTCTAGGCGCTGCGCGTGACTCTTCTCTTCTCCTTTTAGGTTTGAAGTATCTCTGGTTCTGTATCCAATAACGCGTATGATCATAGTATCGTCACTTAGGGCGTTAAAAAGCGCCTTAAATTCAAACCAATGAAGTTTGGCGTCTAAAAGATTTATATTGTATTGCTGCCTAAACGCTGCATATATAAGATCCATATCGTATTCGAACCGATAGCCTTGTCGTCCGTTTGTCTTGGCATAAGATTCCTTAGGCTTTTTGTCGCAAAAATAAAAGCCCATTATTGCATCCCATAGATCTTTCTGATCGCCTTTAAAAGCGAACGGGTTGATTCCTATTAGATCACAAATAACGGGCAGCTTCAGTTCCTCTGGTATTGCGTTATCTTGTATAACGCTGTCAACTCGGACCCAGGTTCTAAAGTCTGCAAAGATAGGGGTGATCGTTCCGTTAACGTCTATGCTTTCCGGAAGGTCTTCTCTCTCTAGCCACAGCATTTCTTCCTCCATATCGTTTGTCTGCGTATTCTAATGTCCTGTTAAATTTGTCCATAGATTCGCAAAGCTTGTCGATTTTGTTCAGGTTCTTCTTTTCTTCTTCCGCGGCTTTTGCCTGCTGATCCTTTAAAAATTCATCCTGGAAGATGCTGCATAATGTGAAGCAAAGTTCATATTGTGCCGAGCTTCCTTCGTATCCTTTGAATAAAGTCTCAAAGGCTCCATCTCCTAGAATCTTATCAATCAAAGCAGGACAGTCCTCTAGTGATTCTTTTCCAAATTTGCTAAGCGCATTCTGTTCAGTCGCCCAATTTTCTAGGGCTTCGATCTTAGAAGAGTCCTTTACATCGACTCTGAATCTGTGTCCGTCGATTTCGATATCTTTAAATAATTGCTTTTGTAACTTTAGTTCCATGATGTCCTCCTTATGTTGTTAAGTGCTTTATTCTGTGGCGCTGTCTGCGGTAAATGTTTTCGTCTTAATGTTGAACGTTCCCTTTACCTGGTCACCTTGTTGTGCGAATGATCCAGAGCACATTAGTTTGCCGCCGGCTTCTCCACTTCCTGGGTTGTCTGGTTGCACTTCGTAAGTTCTTTGATAAGCTACAAAGTCCCCAGATTTTGCCATTTTCTCGTTCCAAGTTTCCACTTCAATCTCTTCAAAAGTAGAACCGACTCTCTGTTCTTTACCTTGCAAGTATACCCAGTAGTTAAATGCATCCCCTGGATACGCTCGGCCCTCGTATGAAACTGTAGGCGCGTATCCTGTAACCTGGCTTTGGCTTCCGGCTTCTCCGATATATTGCACCCCATCGTCTGTTGTAGCGTTCAAGGCTTGCTCCCAGTTTGTCAATCCCTTGTTGGCTAGAACGTAGCTTTCCGAGCCTGTGAATTTGACGTAATGTAGGTTGTCTTCGACCTTTAGTTCTCTGTTAGGTAGTTCTGTTGTCATTATTCAAACCTTCCCTTCTTTTCGTAGGTTAATGTCATAGAGCAGTAGAAAGTTGAAAGCGCGGCCTCTTCTCCCGTGTAGTCTGAAGGTAGCGTTGTGAGTGCAACCTCTTGTGGTATTGCTTCATCCAGTATTAGATTTGGAAAACCTTGCGCCTCTTCCTCCGCGAGTGCCTGTACTAGTGCATACAGGATTCTGGATAAGTCCAGACGTGCTTTCGTATCCTTTCTACTTGCTTGAATATAAATTTCAAATGGGTAAGTAGCCCTGTAGCCACCGCCCAAATAGTGTTCTATTTCTTCCGTGTAGCCACTACTTTTGAAAAGTAAGGCGGTGTGCTTGGAGTCGTTGAAGTACTCCAGGCACCACGGTATGTTGTTGATATTGATTGAAGAAAAAAAGCTATACAGCCCGTCTTCAATCTGCTTTACGTCTTCCAACTTTATGATCTTCTTTTCACTCATCTGAATTCCTCCTTGAAAAACTTTTTCGCGCCTTCCATCCAAGCGTTCTTTCGTGCTCTTAAAGTCTTAGGCCACCACTCCGAACCTCCTTGTCTATAGCTCAAATTTCGAGTTGTATAGACTTTTGTTTCTCCGTGCTTAGCCCATGGGCTGTGGCTATGGGTTCCGATCATTACTCTTCCCGTATGTTGAAAGTGTGCATATGGTGTGTCCCATATGATCCAATCGTTATCCTGTGCCGCCCATCTTAAAGCTGATGTTCTCAGCGTTCCTTTTCCGATAGGCACTTTTTTGTTCGTGTCTTGAACGATAAGCTGCTTCAGCTTCAATCTGGACCGTCGGAGCGCTTTTGTTCCTCGGGCCTGTAGCTGTGCCACCGGGATATCGACTATAACTTTTAGATGATACTCACTCACATGTTACCTCTATGAATTCCGGCGTATTTCTCAAGGGATTTAGAATATTCACATTTGTGATCTCGTAAATGTCGCCGTGTGCTTCGATACGGTCCCCGGTTCTAATTGTGAACTGCTTGTCTGGCGTCTTAAATTCTGAAGGGGAAACTAGAACCTTGTCCGCCTTATAATCGTTCACGTCTATCGTTATGAGGATCGTATCGGAATTACTGGCACCCGTCTGTCCGTAAGTCCGGGCCTTTGTCTTGGAAATCTTTACGTGTTGGACCGTTACTGTTGACGTAGTTTCTTCCAGGTTTTCTTCGCCTAGAACGTTCATGACTTTTATTGTGTGCGGCCTAAGCCATCTCGGACTTTTTACCATACCGCCTGGCAGGCTAGTCCTGCTTTGAGTAATTGGTAGTCAAGCTCTGATACTGCTAGGCTTGATAAGGGTATGTCATGGAACCCTACCGTTTTTGCATTATCTACGGAATACGAGAAGCCGCTTGTGGTTGCGCCTGTGAAGTTCATATCACTAGAACCTACGAAGCAATCCATGCCGCCGTGTGCTTCTATGAAGTCAATCTGGTATAGGACTGCTTTTTTTAGGTCCATGTCGTAGTCTTCCAAAGCCTGAACTTTCCAGTATGGAATCTTCTCTCGAATGTAGGCTTCTAGAAGGCTTTCGGTTCTTGGTTCTATTTGTGAGTACTCCACTTCATCCAGTAGCGTTCCACCTAGTGCTGTGTATTCCTCAAAGCTTAGGATCATGTTTTATCTCCTTATGCCACAGGAGCTACTTGTACATTACGGAATACACCGGCTTTTGTAGTGTCCTTAGAAACGATAGAAGCAATCATTTCTACTTCTCCTTTTTTAACGGCTCCAGGTTCGCTTAAGTTTGGCATGTATTGGTGGATGATTTTTTGTCCTTGTGGACTTACTGCGTGCACGGCATCCAATCCAAATTTTACAGCGTAGATGCTTGTCGTTCCTGTTGAGTCGTCGATAGGTACGCACATCAAGGATTTAGTTCCGTTGTAGTATTCTCCCATGTCAACGATTGCGATTCCGTCGTAGTTGTCTACACCTTGGCCGAAGCTGTTCTCTGATCTTGTGTAGTATCCTTGCATTTTAGCGATAGTTTTTAAAACTGTAGCTGTCTTGCGGTTTACTAATAAAGCGTCCGGTTTTACAGAGAAAGTTGATAGCCAAGAATCCAATGCAAAAGTGAAGGCATCTGCGTTTTCCTTGATTTTTGCTGCTGTAGACAAATCAAAGGCTGCAGCTTCGTTTTTCTCTTCCGTATTTGTTCCCTTTACTAATACATCCAAACCGTCAAAGCTTGTGTTATCTGTTGCAGCAGTTCCTTTGGCTGTTGACTTTCCGTTAATGAAGTCATAGTGGAACTTGTTCTTTACTGCAATGATTTTCTGAGCTAATTGAAATGCAATTTCTGAGCTAGCTGCTGTGTCTTCTAATACACGGTCTACTTCGTAAGCTCCACCGAAGATTTTTAAGTTTGTAGTTTTCTGAGTCTTTACAGCTTCTCCTGCTGTGTATTCGCTATTCAATTTACGACCTTCAGCCACTGATGGTGTTTTTAATTGTAAATAGCCATAAGTTAATGTTGAGCCACCAGTTCCTGGTGATACTGAGTTATCGAATGATAAACGATCCAAAATAAAAGAGTCCCTGCGGAACTCATCAATGACCTGCTGGTCTACATGATCGGCTAAGCCGACTTTTGATTGCTCTAATGTAATTGACATCTTTTAGTTCCTCCTATTTTTTGTAGTATTCTGAAATTGCGCCGGCTAGAGTTGTTGGTGCCTCTGGTTTCGGACTTTCTCCGTGATCGCCGCCAAGTTTTACATCGTCACCTTTTGGCTTGTTTGACTCTGCCGCCTTAAATAAGAAGCCGTCCTCTTTCTTGATAGCTTCGATTTGTTCGTCAAGTCCTGTTAATTTTCCATCTTTATCAAACTTGATCTTGTCTTTATCTAGTAACCCCATTAAGGCCTTTTCGGATAGGGTTCCAGATTTCGCAATTGCTAGTTGAATCGCGCTGTCAAGTCTTGCGCTTTCTAAGTCCTGGTTGTATTTAATTTCCCAGTTCCTGACGTCTGTTTGTAATTGTTTTACGTCTACTCCGTCAAAATCCTTGACGCTTTGTGTAAGCTCTTGGATGCGCGTGTCTTTGGCTTGCATGTCGCTGTCGTATTTTGCTTTTGAGACGTAGTCTCCTGAGGCAAGGTTTGCTAATTTTACAGTTTTATTTCCTTCTAGCTTAGCTGCAACCTGCGCGTACAATTCCTCACCTAAGATTTCTTTTAAAAACTCCATTTTTGTCCTCCTGCGTTTTTTATATCTGGTTCACTCCAGTATCGAGTCCGGCCTTTTATATCCCTTGCCGAATGGGAGATTAGGCCTTTTATATGCCTTGCCTAGGGCATAATAAAAACCGCGCCATTTCTAGCACGGTTCTTGTCCTTATTTAGTTGTGTTCTAAATTTTAAAAATTCCAGTATCTCTTAAAAACTTTGATTCTTCTCTAGTAAGTACGCTAAAAGGGTTAGGCTTGCTGTCGTCGCAAGTATACCCATCCAGTTTTTTCCACCAGTCATAGTCGTCATCCTTTCTGGGGTCAAACCCCAGTTTTTTGATAATACTTTCAATTGTGATCATGCTATTACCTCCATTTTTATTCCTATGTCCTCTAGCCTTTTTAGGATTCGCTCAAGTTCCTTATTTTGAATCTGAACTTTCCCGTCTCCATTATAGATACTTTGCTGTAGGTAATCAAGCTGATAATTTATCGTGAAATTAGACACTTTTTCTATATCTTTGTTTACAGAGTATTTAAAAATCACGCCGTTATGGGCTGCTACAATTCCAAAGTCGTAATTAACCGCAGCGTATAAGTCTGGAGCGCTTGGTACGCTACTTTCTGGGTGGTTGTGTATAGCTATGATCTTTCCGGGATTTGCTTTTAATAAAGCCCTCATCTTTTCTGTCGGCGGCACCTGACTATCTACCGAATGACTCCTGTTTCTTAGAATTTGCATATTCTCGGGATTAATATATACCATGTCTTCTTTGAGCGTTCCTTGTCTATGCTTTAAAATTGCCACTGCTTCTCTTGCTAAAATTTTATTTATTTTAGGGTCATTTGTCATACCTTTATACCTTGATTTATATGCTGACGAATTTATATAGGCTCTGTCTACTGTCGCTTTCTTTACAATTCCACGGTGTCCCTCTTCTTTGTTTGTTCCTTTGTATTCGATACTTTTCTTCGGTATTCTTACAGGCTTGTAAGGTCTGCCTTTTGTTCCGCCTATCTTCTCGGCTGAGTAATCTCGTTTCAGATACCCGTTAGAAGCGTCCACAAGCTCCTTCAGTCTCATCTTGTTGTATTTATACCAGTAATCCTCTTTCGTCGTATCTAGGCCTGCTGCAGCTTTCACACGGCGCTCTCTGTCCCACTTTCTCATGTTTCTTTCGTAGGACCTTTGCTTTTGCTCCATCTGGTATATTCTGTCATTTTCTTTAGGATTTACAGGCTTGTTGTAATCCTCGCTTATTCCTGGAAAGTATGCAGTAAACGAATGCCTACAGTTCCATCCGCCAAGTCCTGCGCCTGTTCCGTATCCTGTAGTCTCATAAAAGTTCTCGTAATTTCCTTCCGGATAGTTTACCCAGAACACTTTCCCTTGCCAGGCTGCGTGGCTTGGTCTGGCTCCCACGTGAGCACTTGTCTGTACTAGATTTATATCTAGCTCATCAATGACCGACTTCTCGCAAGCCAGGGCGTTCTGGTTTACTGCGGTTCGTACTGCCAATCGAACGGCCGCCTCGATTGATCGTTGAGCACCGCTTGGGTAGGATACTTTTGTTAGGCCCTCTCTACATAGCTTGTCTATTGTGTTTGCGGTTGCTTGATCTAGTGAGTAAGCTCCGCTTGATACCTGAAGATAAGCCATGTCGTAGTATCTCATAAAAGTGTCGCTAGCCAGTTGAGCTGTGGTCCTTGTAAGGTTCTGGATGTCTCCCCACAGTGCTGATGTTCCTTTTTTGATCTGATCCGAAAATTCTAAGCCACTTGTGTCATATCCTCCAGCCTCTAGTCTGTCGAAGGTATCGCGGATACTTTTATAAGTGCTCTGTTGCATAATCCGGTCGACTTCTTCTTCGGAAGTGTGAAGTATTTCAGCTAGTCTTTTGTTAATCCAGTCTTGCTGGAGTCCTAGCTGCTTTAGTTTGTTGTTTAAATACTCCGTTGTGCTTGTCATAGCGTCCTGATTCATCTTGATCCGCTCCGCTATGTCCACCAGTATTTCTGTAGCCAGTTCCTGATACAGTTTTTCTAGGTCGTCACCTACGTTCTGTAGGTAGTTCGGTTCTAGCATTAGGCTTCACCCTCTGGCTCCTCGTCGTCTTGTGTTTCATCTTTCTGGAAGAACATACTTTGAATTCTGTCTGCGGGGTTTTCTGTTTCTCCGGTCATCTCTCTGGCTGTTTCTTCATCTTCTCCGTAGTATCGGACGCGATATTCCCATTTTTGTAGAATGCCGGCCGAGATTTCCTGAAGCATTCTTAGGCGTTCCGCTTCAACGTCTGAAAACATAGTGTCGTCAAATTGAATTGTGATGCGAACATCTGGATCAAGTCCGGATATGTGGCACTTCTCTTTGCCTAGAATGATAATCGATCTCGTTAGCTCTGTCAGGGCGTCCTGGATTGCGATACGCTGCTTCCAGACGCTTTCTGTTAGTTCTTTGTTGCTAGCGCGAACCTGCGTTGCTGTGGTCATGTTCTGGATGCTGAACTGGTATCTATTTTGCCCAAGTCCGCATTTACTTGATAGAAGATTTAGATTGAATTGAACGTTCTCTTTATTCTCGTCAACTCGAAGGCTTGGATTGTATTCCTCAAAAAGTCGAGGCTTGTCTGGGCTTACTTGTGTTCCTGTACTTACGTATAGAGATTTCTCCAAAGTTGCACCGACATCTGGCTCTTGCCTTACTGGTACTCGCTCACCTTTATCGTTTAGCGCGTAGGCTGTTGGCTTCATGCTAAATAATGCCTGATCCATGAAAACCTTTTTCTTTCCTAGCAGGGTATCCATGAATAGATTGTCGTACGCCAAGTCGCAGCTTTCTAGCATGTCGATTGCGTTCGCGTAGATTGACATCCCCAGAGGCACGTCTGCAATGTTATTTTCGATATTTGGCTTTAGGATCACAAAAGGTTTGCAAGGTAGCTTGTAACTGATTGCCTCGCCGTGTGGTGCTGATACTCTTTCATAGCCTACGGCGTCTCCTGCCACGTTGTTGATCTTAAAGTAGTGGTTGTAGATTTGGTAGCCTTCTTGCTCCTGCTTGAATATCTGGATGTACATGAAACGCTCCCCGTTTTGTGTGTACTCGCTAGCCAGTGCAATTTCTGAGATATCTTCCTCGTCATAGGTCAATGGCACGATTTTCTGTGCGTCCTTTATAGCTTTGATTTGTACGCTCTGGGCACTCAGCTGTCCTTTGTTTACTGTTGGATTTACTAGCTGCAAATAGAAGCACACAGTACCTTGTGCGAATTCTCTCTCGACTGCTTTGTTTCCTAGCTTCCAGAACTTGCTGTTTCCTAGAACTCCGCTGTTCTGGTCTTCTTTGTCTCCGGTCAAGAATTCTTGTGTGGCGTCAGTTCCATGTTCGTTGCACTCTACCAGGATTCTGGTTTTATCATTCAAAAGTAAATCAGCCCAGTCTTCGCAGATTTTCTTAGCCATTCGCATTTGCTTACGTTTTACTTGTCTGCTGTTTCCGCTTTCGTTCTTGATCTCGTATTTATGAAAATCTTGAACGTAGCCTTTCCACCAATCGTTCCAGAATTGAATTTTGTTGTAGTAGTCTTGGACTTCCTGGCTCACAGGATATCCTAAGTCCTTTAGTATTGTGAATAAAACTTTCATTTAAGTACTCCTTCCTGTGATCAGGTCCATATATGGTGACCAACTGTAAAAATGGGCGTCGAATGTATCGACGTCGGTTGTAAAGTCATCCAGAATCTTGTCTTCCTTCGATTTTGTATCGTATAAAGCTGTGCTCAAACTTTCGACCACCATAGGTACCGCCTGGAACTTCATCTTGTGTCGGTTCAGCATCATGTTGTATATCAGAATCCTTGTCTTTCCGTCTATCTTGCGGCAATCCATCACGTTGGTTGGAAAGCCTGCCCTTTGTACGGCTACTCGTATACTGTTCAAAATGACTTGTTCTGCGTTATCTACAAAAACGCTTGATACCACGAATCCTTGAATCCATAAAGCTCTGATCAGGTCGACTGTCTCTGTGCAAAGTCTTTCGGCATCTATAGTTCCTTTAGCGTGTACGACTTTACGTTCTGCAAAGGTTACGATCTCAGAAAGGTCTGCCGTGATTCCTGTTACGATCAGGCTACTGTGTGAACGTGTTCCACCTATGTCCAGGCCTATGTTGATCATGTTAAAAAGTGGGAGTTCTCCTTTGACTTCCCACTCGTCTGGATTATCGGCAAACTGTGGAAAGAGTAACCCTTCCGCGTTGCACCATTCTCCTAGTATGTATCTGTTGTATAGGACCGTCCCTCGATATTCGAGTTTCAAGTTTTCCACGAACTCCTGCGGCAGAAACGGATTGTCTTCAATCGTGTATTTCTGTCGGAAGATGTCAGCTCCTGATTCTAGAAACTTTAAAAACCAATGGTTCTTGTTGTCCGGGTTGCAGGTTCCGTCAAAGCAGCTATAAGGCTTGTCTAAACGCGATTTTAGCATGTCAAATACTTTCTTATTCCAGGTTACGACTTCATCCCCGTAGCAGTAGGCTACTGAGGCACCCTGTATCTTTGTAACCTGGCTTTCTTTGTCTGCGCCTATCGCGTAGCAGTTACGACCGAAAAGCTTTACCGTGTTATCAGGTCTTACTCTTCCAACCAATTCTGGCCCGTACAGTTCTCGCATGGGTTCTAGAACGTTTCTTTCAAGTGTCGACTTTGTATTTCCTATGAGGAACACGTGGCCTGGAAGGCCTTCTATAGCTCGAACCCGTTTCGGGATGATGTAATAGTCCAGCCATGTCTTTCCGCTACGTGTAGCCCCTTCTTTTATGTTCCAGCGGCTTGGTTTATGATTCCAGAACTCTTTCTGTTTCTCAGTTAGTTCCACTATCGTCTCCGGCTACTGTGTCCATAGCTTTCAATAAAAGATCCAGTTTCGTAATCTCTTTAGAAGGGTCGCCTTGTCTTTTGATCTGTTCAGCCTGTGCATTCATCAGCTTCGTTCTGGCTCTGTCTAGGCTTGTAACAGGTTGCTGTCCTGTAAGATCTCGAATGAATTCTGCAGCCCTTACGTCTCCACGTGTGGCTTTATTGAACATGGTTGCGGCTAAAAGCATTTGATTGCTAAGCTCCTCATCTTCTAATCCCATGTCGATCAGCTTTTCTTTGTTTCTTTCGCTTGGCTCCAACTCTAGGATTGCGGCCAGGCATTGTTTTAGCTTCTTTTTCTTTTTCTGGACTTTCTGGCTTGCGGCTCCTCCCTTGCGTCCCATCTCAGCTGCATTCTCTTTCGTGAATGGTTTCAGATTTAGCATAGGGTCTTTGCGCTGTCTGGCCGCTTCGCTTTTTGTGCGTCCGGCTAGTCCCTTAGCAGGCATCCTCGATTAGCTCCGCCTGTTCTCCGGTGTAATCTTCCCAGCGCTTGATAATTACATCGGCATAGTGTGGATCATACTCCATCATAAAGCACCTCCGTCCTAGCTGTTCGCAAGCCATAAGCGTGGAGCCTGAACCTCCGAATAGGTCCAGCACGTTTTCTCCAGTTCGGCTGCTGTTCTTGATCTGTCTTGCAATCAGTGGTATTGGTTTCATGGTTGGATGCAGATCGGATTTCGTGGGCTTCTTCTCGTCCAGAATCGTTGTGTCCTTGCACCCCCCCAGGATTGATTTTAGAAGGTCTTTAAGCTCGTCCTTCTTCATGCTGTCAATGTCCAGATTCTCTGTATCTTCGAATACGGTTACTAGGTTTCTAGTGTTGACAAAATAATGGGCTGCGCCATCTTTCCATCCGTAAAGGCATGGCTCGTGTTTCCACTGGTAGTCCTGGCGACCCAGTGCGAATGTGTTCTTGTTCCAGATCAGCGTTTGTCGGATGTTTAGGCCTGCGCGTTCTGCAGCTTCCAGAAAGTTCTTGCTCTGTGTGGATGCGTACCAAATGTAGAAGGCTCCGCCGGCCTTGAGCTGTTCTGTCATGTTCTCGAAGGCTACTTTTAAAAACTCGATAAAGCCCTCGTCGTCTTCCCATGAGTCATTATCAATGACCAGGCCGTCTGTTCTTCGGTGTAGCTGCTTAGCCTCTGAAGGTCTCATATGCTGTCCTAGTGCTACGTTATACGGTGGTTCAGTTACAACCATGTCCATAGTAGCGTCGCTGCAAAGCTTTTCTACATCCTGGCGTTTGGTACTGTCTCCGACCATCAATCTGTGCCTTCCTAGCATCCAGCATTGTCCTCTTTTGGTTGTTGGTTCTTCCGGAATCTCTGGCTCGAAGTTGTCGTCCTCTGCGATTTGTTCGTCGAATGTTTCTGTCTCAAATCCGAAAGGCTCCATATCGAAGTCCATGTTGTCTAGCTCTTCCAGTTCAAACTGTAAAGCGTCAGGGTCCCATTGTGCTGCTTCCGCGACTTTGTTGTCTGCCAATCGGTAGGCTTTCACCTGTGCTGGTGTTAGATCGTCGGCCTGGATGCATGGGACAGTTTCAAGGCCTAGCTTTTGTGCTGCCTTCCATCTCGTGTGTCCTGCAATGATGGTCAGGTCTTTATCCACCACAATCGGTTGCTTGAATCCGAACTCGTCTATAGATGCTGCGACTAAATCGACGGCATCTTCGTTGAGTCGTGGGTTGTTCTCGTAAGGCTTCAGGTCGCATGTTCTTATGTCTGTAATGTTCATGTGTGTTCACCTCTGTTGTATTAAAAAAGAAGCGTTGGCAGCTTCTTTGTTGTCTATGATTACCCGGAACGCTGAAAAGAAAATAAAATTGATGTCCATGATTTGTCGTAGCTGATGTCTGGAAAGCACTCGTTTTTTATAAAGGAGGACGCTCCGGGTAAAAGAAAAGAGGGCCCTTTTCTATCGGTCCTCTTTTACAAGTACTAATATACCACCCGAAAGCGGTTTACAGTGTAAACTCTTCAATCTTTTGTCAGGTTTTTTACCTCTGCCATTAGGTGTTTGTACATTCCTTGTCTTGTGTATCCGTATTTCTCCGCAACGTCAACAGCCTTGATTCTATGAATGTACAGATCCCATAGAATGTTCTGATCTTGCAAATCGAGAAGTTCTGTCCATCTTAAATCCATCAATCTTTTCTGGAAGTGATGTAATTCTTGTTCTTTGGCTGATATCTCTTCAAATAAACCGAGCGGGCTGTGGTACTGATGCTGATATGTTGGCATAGGCCACTTGCTTTTTTTCTGTTCTGCGGTCAGCTCGATTCCTCCAGACTTTGCAAGGCCTGTTGTCTGGTGGTTTAGTACCTCCAATTCTTGATTCAATTCAATCAAACGGTGGCAGCAGTAGCGCACCGTTTTTAGTTCTGGAATTAATTCATCATAAGTCATGTTTTACCTCCTTAAAGCTTCGATCAGAGCCTTTTGTGTTACGTTCTTGTGTTCTAGTGCATCCAGCATGTCCTCGTCTACTGTGCCTCTAGCTACGATCTGATAAATTGTCACATTTTGTTTCTGTCCTTGTCTGTAGATTCTGGCATTTGCCTGCTGATACAGTTCAAGGTTCCAGTTTGGAAGTGTGTACCAGATTGCGATATGTCCACCACGCTGAAGGTTAAGCCCATGTCCTGCGCTAGCTGGATGCAAAAGCAGCACGTCTATCTTTCCGTCGTTCCAGTCTCGAACGTCGTCTTCGTTCTCAAGGCTGCGGACTTCCAGTTTCTGTTTCTTCAGATGTTCCTTGATTCGTCTTAGTTCGTGTTTGAAGTAGTAAAAAGCCATCACCGGGTTCTGGTTCGCGGATTCGATCAAGTCGTCTAGTGCCTCCAGTTTAGCAGCGTGAATGGTTGCTACTTCTTCGAGCTTATTTCCTAGCTGATCACGTTTATAGATTTCTCCGGATGTCATTTGTAGCAGCTGACCGCATAGCACTCCAGCGTTGGCTGCTAGCAGTGATTCGTTGTTGTCTAGTTCCAGAACCTTCTCACGTTTGAAAGCGTGGTATTCTGTCATCGCTTTTTGAGGTAGTTCGATTGATTTTTTCAAGTACTGAACCGGTGGAAGTTTGGCACAGTCTGCCTGATCCAGACTCATGCATACGTCACTTATTTTTTTGTAGATTCTTTCCTCTGCGTCTGGTCTTGGCTTCCAATCGTATACGATCATCCCGTTTCTTCTTCCTGGAATTAAATATCTTTCTCGAAACTGAGTTAGCGTTCGACCTAATCTTTCTCCCTGGTCAATCAAATATATCTGGCTCCAAAGGTCCGGAATTCCTTTCGGGGCTGGTGTTCCGGTTAGGCCTATAAACCTGTCAGCTAGTGGCATAACTTTTCTTAGGGCTCTGAACCTCTGGCTTTTTGGATTCTTAAAAGTTGATAATTCATCAATCACTACCATGTCGAAGTCAAAGTATTTGTTGTCTACTAGCCAGGTAACGTTCTCTTTGCCTATGAGGTAGATGTCTGCCTTTTGTTGCAGTGCCTTCTCTCGCTGCTTTGGAGTGCCTGCTATGATTGAATAGCTCAAGTCCTTAGTGTGACTCCACTTTTCTATTTCTTCCGGCCACGTGCTTTTTATTACGCGCACAGGGCCTATGATTAGAACTTTTTCTATGTCGATTAGTTTTAGAAGGCTGATGATCGTTAGCGTTGTTACGGTCTTCCCGGCTCCCATAGGGAGAAGAAGGCCACACTTCTTATGATCCAGTCCGAAGTTGATAGCCCTCTTTTGATAGTCATGTGGTCTAAATTCTGTCAAAGTGTCGCTCCTCCGGTATGATTCCAGACCGCATCAGATTTGTTAATTCGTCCACCTGGGCTTTTGTGCTGATGCAGTATACTTTCATACCTGTTGCCCGTATTTGGGCTACTGTGGCTTTTTGTAGGGCTCTAGGCTTACCGCCTGGCCTTTTTACTTCTACAAAGAAAGCCTTTGAATTATAGGTGATCAATCTATCTGGCACGCCTGCATTTCCTGGGCTTACAAACTTCCAGGCTTTACCGCCTAGCGCTGATACCTTTTTGATCAGGTAATTTTCTACTTGATTTTCTATCATTTCTGGAAGAACTTCTTTTGAAGTTCGCGGTACCGCTCGGCGCATTCTGGACACAAATCTTTGTTGTCAATTGTTGTGATCCATCCGTCTGGAAGTCCTTTCCAGGTTTCGATTGTCTTTCCATTTTCAATCTTGCTCTTTTCGATTCCGACTGAGGTTTCTTTTCCGCATCGGTCGCACTTGATATACATTCTATTTTCTTTCATGTTCTATTCCTCCTCTAGCCTTTTAGCTTGTCTTTCCTCCGCTAGTCTTTCTTCCGCTAGCCTTTTGGCTTGTCTTTCCTGTTTTGCTTGAATAAGCTCTTGAATCTCAGGTCTTTGAATATGATAAAACTCGATTAGCTGATCCATACAAATCAATACATCCGCCATCTCTTCGATTAGGTTATGTCTTAGCCCTCTGAACTCTCTGAACTCTAATTTATTTGTTATTTCTTTCGGATTGCGTACCAGTTTAGAAATTGCCTTTTGCAGTTCTGATAGCTCTTCCATAGCGACTAAGCTCTGCCTTTCGATTCCGTATCGGTCCAGAGTCTCTTCTATGATTTGTTTATCAAATGTATGATGTATAAGATTTTCGTTTTTAGCTACGATAATTGACATTTCTGTGTCTCCTTTTCTAGTTGATTTTTTGGCCCTGGAAACGGATACGTTCGGAAACGCCTTCCAAACTCTTTATGTATATACTATATTTTCTCGCGCGTATATACATACACATGTACTGTATTACACTATATATATTATATATTCATTAAGTTAGTAATATTTCTGTTTCCAGTGTTTCCAATAGCTTAGAAAGCCTTGTTTTATGCGGTGATTCCCTGGAAACGCTCTATGATTTTAGCGTTTCCATATCCGTTTCCACCGTTGCCTTGTATTTTTTTACGGCCGTTTCCAGCGTTTCCACGCTTTGAAATTAATGTCCAATCAATTTAGGATTCAAATAAACCCGTTGTTTGCCATAGCAGGCTCCCCTTTGTCTTGGTGCTGGTCCTTTATTCCACCCTAAACTTTCCATGATTGCCTTGAGTTCTCTCTGGTCCACGGGTGTAAATTTATTCTTTGCGCCATTTAAAACTTCGCACCAAATTTCGAGTAAACTTACACAGTCTCTGATGTCTTCCCCTTTGTTCTTCGGGTCTTCCAACCATTGGGTTCTGGCATATAAATCCATATCTTTCCAGCCCTCTGGTAGTTTCCTGTCTAGATAGTCACGGACCATATCTTCTCGAACGCTGGTAAACGTGTGCTCTTTTTGCATCTGTTCGGCTCCTGTCAAAGCTTCGCCCTGAAGGAATAGTTTTTCTCCATCCATGTATCTCTTCTTAGCTTCCGCCCAGATCTGGTCTCGTTCTTTTGGTAGATCATCAAACACGACTTTCTTCGCTTTCGATATATCCGTGTTGATTGGCCAGAATCTTCGGTTTCCTGTATAGTCTCTTAGGAATTCATCATCATTTGTGGTTCCAAAGAATACACATTGCCTTGGATTGTCTGTAACTCGTCTTGCGTAGGCTTTTCTGTATCGGTCGTCCCGCTTACTTATAAACTGCTTCATGGACTCAATATCGGCTTTTCTGGCTGCTGATAGTTCAGACCATTCAATCACCCATGATCCATGCAAGGCCTCGTATCCTTCTTTCCCAGCAATCGTGGTTATGCTGTCACTGAACCAATCTCCGCCCATGATGCTTAGCATGTGGCTCTTTCCAATCCCCTGATGTCCTACGAGTACCGGCATATAATCCATCTTGCATCCTGGCGTGTAGATTCTGGCCACGGCTGCGGTAAAAGCTTTCCTTGCGACCGCTCTGCTGTACTCTGAGTCCTCGCTTCCTAGATAGTCTATAAATAGCGTGTCTAGTCTTGGTATGCCGTCCCATTCTAGTGTGTCTAGATAGTCTCGTACTGGGTGAAAGCTGTTTCTCTCCTGAACGTAGGCTATAGCGTCATCCACTTTTCCTTTGGCGACAATGTTGTATTTCTTTTCCAGATAGTATCTGAAGCTTGCGTCGTCCGTATCCGTCCAGGTCGGGTCGCTTGGGTTGTAGTTCCACCAGGGCAGGTTTCCCTTCTTGACGGGTTTCTGTGCGAATAAATCGTTGCCTCCGACTCCGTTTTTAAGTTTTGGATCATTTAAAAGTATGCGGACTATGTTGTCTGTAGTCGGCTTGAAGTTTCCCTTCTTGTCCACGTCCATGGCGTCCAGCCAGTCCTCGTTTACTTCTTCTTTACTGTCTTCTACTCCTCGCGAACCCCTCGCACTGTCGTCCTTGAAGTCGTCCCAGTCCTCGTGAATCTGTTCTTTCTTGTCATCTATAAGCTGCTTCCGGGTGCCCTCGTCGTGTTCCATTAGTTCGAGCATCTTCTCTGTGCTCTTTTCGTCGTCTGGCCACTTGTGTATCCTTACAAGGTCATAGGCGTTGCATAGCTGCTGCCCTGTCGGGTCTGTGTTGTGATTACTGTAAGCATACTTATCGTCGTAAATCACCAATCCTCCGGCTGTTGATCCGTTCGTATAAGTCCACCGGTTCGGGTCCTCTGTCGGCGTGTATTCCTCTGGAATAAACGCCTCAATCGCTTCTTGGATCGTGTAGGCCCTGCAGAAAGCGCCAATCCATCCGGACTTAGATAACGGGTCTTCCTGGTGTCTTATGTCGCTGTGATGCAGTTCTGTCTCTCTGCTAGAGCGAGGCCAGCAGCTGATGTCATGCCAGTCTCTGTACTGCGCCAGGATGTCATCTGGGTTCTGGTCTGCGTTTCTGTCTCCTAGTTCTTCACAGATGTATTCTCCGTCCTTACTGGTGCTAGGCCAGAACATCATTCGTGCTGGCTGATAGGTCGTGTCGTCGAAGTATTCCATTCCGATTGTACTTGCAATCTTTCGAGCGATTGCCTCGTATTCTTCCGGTGATACCCCTCTTTGTAGTGGGATAATCCATCTATATTTTGGCTTTTCCGGTGTGTGCTTGTGTGTTGAGTAGATCACGCTGCAAAAGTCACACGTCAATCGAATTAAATCTAGAAAGTCTTTGTCTGCGAAGTCAGCATCCAGTGTGACCATACTTCGTGATAGAACACTTTGGTTGTTTCGTCTGCCGTCTTTTAGTTCTCCGGCTACGAATCCTCCGACGTCCTTGATATTGGACTGCCGGTCCTTGTTCAGGTTTCTATATTCTTCGACCGTCTCTTTTGTTCGGGTTGTTTCTTTTATTTTTGCTATGAATTCAGTCCAGTTCATTTCCTGGTTGAAATATTGCTTTTGTTTTCTGTTCTTGCAGGTTGCTATTGCATACATCCTTCGGCCTCCTGTCTATTCTTCCGCTATAGGACAGCCTCTAAAAGTGGGATTCGCTACCAGATAAATATCTAGATGTTCTCTCCTGATTCCTAGAAGCTCGGCAAGTTGTGAAGCCGTCAGTGTTTTCAGCACTGTTTCACAGTCCTTGTCCAGAATGTAGAAGATTCTTTGATTTTTCCTGGGTTTGTAATGCTTACCCATTCTTACTTCTCCTATAAGCCACTTTCTGAAGCTCATGTTTGATACTTTGCTGTGTTCCTTGCTGGAGTGTCCCATTGGCCTTGATCTCTTCTAGAAGCTTTGTAGTGCGTTCAGCGCGCTTGCTGGCGTCCTCTGTATCGTTTTCCATATATCTGCAGACTACGGCTAGAGCGTTTGCGATATTGTCCAGGCGGTTGCAGATACGGTCTGCGGCCTGGTTGATTGCTTTTTCTAGCATGTCCGCATTGTCGAAGCTGGCCATGTCTTCCTTCCGTCTTTCTTCAGGCGGTTTGCGTAGATAGCTTAGACGAAGGGCTATAGCGTTTTGACTTCGGTTCTTTAATATAGAGCTATATTCTTTATAAATCTTTGAGCTGCTATAGCCCAGGGCGTCTAGCTGCTTTAGAAGGTTGTCTTCCTGCTGTGTCCATTTAATACTCATGTTCTATCCTCCTAGCCTTGGCGCTTGTGCAATATCTAAGCCGAACAATTCTTTCAAAATATTTAGAATGATCAGCGCTGCGGTGATATAGATCAAGGCTATAATTAAATCTTGTTTATCTATTTTCATTTTTTTTAGTCCTTTTTATAGTATTCAGATATAAAGCCGTCTCCTACTAGAACCAAGTCTGGCGCCCAGCTGATCGGCTTAGCCATTACGTCTAGCAGTTGTTTGAATTTTGTTTCTTTTTCTTCCGTCGGTACTTCGCATATAACCTCGTCATGAACATGCATGATTGTTTTAGCTCCGATCTCGTCGCATCCTTTTAGCGTCTCGCATAGGCAGTCTCGAGCGATAGCCTGAACCACGTTCTCGGTTAGTTTTCCTCCCCAGGTGTTGGTCCACTCCCACTTTCGTGTTGTCTGGTTCAATCCTAAAAAAGATACCTGGCCATCCTTGATTCGTGGAGTGACATAGCCAATGATCCGTCCGTTTGGAAGTTGAATATAAACGTTTCCATTACTTTTGAATACACGCATATTTCGGTCTAGGGTCGTGACTTTGCCGTCTGTGATCGCATCCTCGAAGGCTCTGCCTAGTAAGTACCAGAAGTCCTTGATACGTGGTGAAGCTTGTCTCCATTTCGTCACAATCTCTTGCTGCTGTTCTGGGCTTAACCCCATCTTACTAGCTCCAAAGGCCTCTAGGGCTGCCGTTCCGCCTCCGTATCCGAGGGCAAGTTCGGCAATCTTCCCTTTTTGCCTCAAGTGCCCATTGATTCCGTGTTTCTCAACCGGAACTCCGAACATCTGGCTAGCTGATGCACAGTAGATGTCTCCGCCGTTCTTGAATACTTCCTGGCGCCACGTCGTTCTTGTTAGCCAGGCAATCACTCGAGCCTCTATGGCTGAGTAGTCGGCTACTATGAAGGACTTCCCCTCTGGTGGTGTGATTGCGGTTCTTAGAATCGTTGCGAATACATCATTCATGCTTGAATAGATGAGCTCTAAAAGTTCGAAGTTGCCTTCTTTCACGAGGGCTCTTGGCTCGTCTACTTCATCAAAGCTTGGCCGTGGGAAGTTCTGCGGTTGGATCAAGCGGCCGGCCCATCTTCCGGTTCTGCCTCCAAAAAATTGGAAGGTTCCTCGGATGCGGTCGTCTTCTCCGCACGCTCTCTGGAATGCATCATACTTCTTGACGCTTGTTTTTCCTAACTCCTGGCGTATCTCTAGGGCTCTTCTTGTTTCGGGCCTTAGTGTGCCTTTTAGAAGATCTTTCACGGCTTCCTTGTTCAGGCTTTCAATTTCGTGTCCTTCCTGGTCAAGGATCCATTTTTTTAGCTGTGCTACGCTTTGCGGATTTTCTAGGCCTGTGATGTATCTTGCTTCCTCCATCAGTTCCATTCCGTGTTCTAAGCTGTAGGACTGAACGTTTTTTATGATCTGCGTATCTACGTGGATTCCTCTGTCGTTTATCCTCTGGTCTCTGTGCCAGTTTTCCCATTCCTGATCAGATACAGGTATCAAGTTATTTAGCTTGTTATAAATAGCTTGCTCCGACTCCACGTCGCGCTTGTTGTATTCTATGAAAAGATTCCATTTCTCCGGATCATGTTCCGGTAGGTTCTTCCATCTTCCGCCGTTGGCTTTTGTTGGCTTGCAAGGCTTGCAGAAATACTGGATCAGCCTTTTTCCTGTAGCCAGTTTCACCTTGTCTTCTTCAATCCCTAGCGCTGGTCCTAGTTGTCCTAAACTGGAAGGGTATCCGTTCTCTGCGGCCAGGACCATGGTATCCTGCCATTGCTCTGGTGGAAGGAATCCATCCTCTGTTAGTTTCTTTTTCATGGCATCTCCTAGAGTATTTCGCTTTGCGTACTCCTTGACGTATCTGGTTAGGCATACTCGTTCGAAGTTTGCGTTGTGTGCCACCTTCGTTATGTTTTCGTCTGCTAGTGCTGATACTAAAGAAAAAGGCAGATCTTCTTCCATTAAATTTAAAACTTCTACTGGATCATTGCCCCAGGCGTATCCGAATAGAAGTATTTTGAAATCTAAACTCTCTGCGTATTTATAAACCCCGCAGGCTGCAAGGTCGACGCTGGAGTAGGTCTCCAGGTCGATATGCAGTATGGGCTTACAATAAGGCACTTAGGTCGTCGCTTCCGGTTTCCTCGTCAAACTCAGAAGCGTCTGCCCAGTCTGTAGTTACACTTGAGTGTCCTCCTAAAGGTTCCCCGTCTTTTACTTTTAGCACGCTGTTAAGGCCAGCCGCGATTCCAGTTCCGACTGTGTTAAATGGGTACAGATTGAAATTGATAGCTCCATAGCATCCGGAGTATACGTTTTCTTCAATCTCCTCTTTAGATGAGTAAGCGTATGTAACTCCATTTTTACGGTAGCCTACAGACACAGGTCTGTTACTTTTAGCGGATAGCATGTATTTGTTCTTGAATTCTGGCGCGCTGAATTTCTCGTCTGCGTCGCAGTCGGTGATTATACCTCTTGAACCGACTCCTGGCGCTTTTTTTAGAGGTGTTACTTTTCCCTTGAAGGATTGGCCGAACTTCTCAATTCCTTCTTGTACAGCTTCCTCGTAGGCTTTCTGGATACGTGCTAATGTCTCCTTGTCTTCCTTGTCGATTAGAATATTAAGGCTGTACTTCTTGTCCTGGCCTTCTACCACTGCGCGTGGCTCTGCTAAATGGCAATAGCAGAATCTTACTAATTTTGTTTTTACTTGTGACATCTTTTTGTTCCTCCTAGTTTCACTCTTTGTCGCATTACGCTTTTAAGCTGTCGCTTTAGATCGTTTCTGTGTGGTCCTGGTTTACTGTTTCGAATCTCGGCTCGGATGCGGACCATCTTTTCTTCGAGCTGATTGATATCCTCTTTTGAACTCATTTTTTGTTCTCCTGGGCTTTAAGCCCATCATATGCTCTGAAGGTGAATGGATTCCTACCAGTCTTTTTATCTTTCTAATCAATGCCTTCTTTAAAGTCATTTGTTACACTTCCAAGCTCTGGGCGCTTGTCGCTTACTGGCACTAATGTAGGTTTTCCCTGCGGCTTCTCGATATATTCACCAACGATTTCTGCAAAGTCTTTTTTTCCGACTAATTTTTCTAGAGCCGTGATAGTCTGAAGCTTTGGCTTTGTCATGATCTGGTTGTATTCAAAGCCTGCGTTCTGTAAAGCTTCAGATGCCTTAGACTCGTCTGTTATCTTTCTTTTGCTTGTTCCTTCTACAACTTTATATCCTTCGTATTTTGTTCCTCTTAATGCCTGATCCAGTGCGAACTCTTGTACCTCTTTGGCCCAGTCGATAAGTCCGGGTAGTTCTGGCAAAAGCTCCGCGATTTGCTGATCTGTTAAAAGCATCCCGCACATTCGCTGATATCTTTCGTCGATAGCTTTCATCCTGGCAGCGCGTGCGTTACAGTTTCCCTTTGCCCTGCAGAACTTGCACCAGTCTCCGGCTTGCCGTTCTCCTTCTCCGTTCCAGGCTTCAATAGCTGCAGGCTTGACTACGTTTTCCATCCAGTCGGCTAGTTCTTGGGTAGTAAGTTCCCAGGTGCTGATGTGGTCACGTCTAGGCTGTACGATATGAAGCTGAACCTTTTCAAAATCGTATAGGCAGTCATATAAAGCCATAACTCCTGCGGCATAAATGGAAAGCTGCGGATTATGTGGGGCATTTACCTTGACACCTTCTCCGTATTTAAAATCGATAACGTGGAGCGTGTGATTGCTTACGATTACAGCGTCGCTTGTTCCGAATCCTTCCGGAATCCATGGAGTCAAATCAACTTGTACCTCGATAAAAAGATCAGCTATATCACTTTTCTTTTTCTCTTTGTTGTATACCTCTAGGACATAGTCTTTATAGAAGTTTGTAGCTTCGTCCATTTCTCCTGTAGCAGCCTTTACTTTTCTTCGTGGATGTCCCTCGATCCAGTTACGAAGTTTCTGTTCTGCTACACTGTGGGCCTCTGTTCCTTCCGCTGCGTAGACGCTCGGCTTTTCTTCGATAGGCTCCTCAAGTCTTGCGGAAGGGTGGCAGTGGAGCCATCTGTCGGAGCCACTTGCAGAAAGGATAGCGTGTTGACTAGGCATGTAATGCCTCCCAGGCCTCCTGGTATTTCTCTTTAGGAATCTCGCCGATCTTGCTAGCACCTATCTGGGCTAGGAATACCTTAAGTACGGCCACCCCTTTTTCTTTGGCAAAGTCAACGCCGGCTTTCTGTAGCTCTTCCAATGTAATTTCTTTCGCAGGTGCTGCTGGTTTTGGAGCCTGATCAGGTTCCGGTGTTGACTTTGCAGTCTCATAAACCGGTTCTTCTTGTGCGACCCAGTCTTTGGCCAACGGCATTGAAGGCTCATTTGCTTTATTTTTATGAGACTTCGTTTCTTCTTCCCATGGGAATGTTTCAGGCTCAGGCAGTTTTTCCTGTAGCCCTGCGCGCTTTAGGTCTAGCACCTTGGCTAGCTCCAATACTTTTTTTGCATCTTCGATTTCGTCTGTACCGAATTGCATTGTTAGTTGGTAATACATCTATTTTTCCTCCTTGTCTTTTAAGTCCTTAATATCCCCAATTTCAGCATTGTTTGATCTCATAGCCAGTTCCTCTAAGAAAGTATGTCTGAATGCTTCTTGAGCTGCGTCTAGGATTTCACTTCTTTCGTCTTCTGGGATGTGGCCGGCATCAAATAATGCCTTTTCATTTTCTGTGTTCTTTCTGCCTCCAATAAGAAGCCCGTATCCACCTGGGGTGAATTCTACTAAGGATATATCTAGTTTGTATAAGATCATTGTGTTCATTAAAGCTCCTCCGTTTCTTCCATTTCTGCGCCTTCTAGGCTTTCGCTTAGGTTCACAACCTGCTGTACAAAATCTTTCATCATAGCCTTAGCAGCATGCTTTAGAATTGATCCGAGTTCCTTTGAATTGACGTCCATTGTTTCAAGAAAAGCCACCATCTCGGGTCTGCTTCCTTCGATATGTGTCTCCAATTGCGTGTTGTCTTCAACGTCTGGTGTTAGCGTAACTTCTACTGAGAAAGGCTTTAATTCTCTTTTTGCAGGTTTTTCTTTTTCAATTTTGATCATGTTTAGTCCTCCTCTGTTATTTCACAATCTGCTAGGATATCTTCAATCGTTGCATCCTCATCAACGCCTTTGAAATACCCTTTTTCTTTCATCCTTTTTAAGATAACTATACTTTTAAACTCGTATCCGCTTAAAAGGCTGCTTTTTAAATAGCTTTGTAATAAATCATTTTCGAATTTAGTTAGTTTAATTGCGGAATTTTTATAGGGCTGCTCTAGCCATTCCATTGCCTTTTCATGACATCTTTTTGACCGATCTTTGTTAAAGTCGCAGTTACTGCAGCTAGTACGATCACATCGTTTAGGTTTTCCTTCGACTATCGCTAAATTCCACATGCAATCTTCTAGAATTTTACGTTTGTAATGATCTAGATTAGTTTCCTGCTTTTGATAACCATCTGATTTTTCATCCATCTTTCTTTTTCCTCCTTGTATTTTTGAACACGTGCTGTATAATATAAGCGTGTTCTATTGCTAGAGCCTTATTCGTTTTCGAACGAGGTCTTCTAGCCTTTTTTTATAGAACGCTCGTAGGATTCTACGATATTCTTTTGTGTGAGGCCTAGATACTGAATAGCACGTCTTGTCAGGATGACGTTGCTGTCGATATTCTCTAGGCCCTCTTTTTTTATATCTTTCATGATCTGCTGAAAGATCTTGCCTCCTTTATTCCTTCCGCAACCTATAAACTTCGATAGCTCGGATTTGTTCATGTATCCTTTTTCCATCATTTCGTATCTGTAGGCTGCTAGGTTTTCTACTTGCAAAACTCACCACCTCCTTTAATAAAGCATTTGATAGATCAGAATCCAAACCGCTACGATTAGCGACAGGATCAGGATTAGGATTGCAACGTTTAGCACTGTTACAAGTCCAGATCTGAATTTCTGTTTTCTGATTCTTTTTTGTTCTGCATAGAATGCTTCCAGTCTTAGTCTTTCTCCGTGAAGGTTGATACCCTCCGCAAAGTCTGGAAGTTCTGCGCCTGTTGTCTTGTGTTCCATTTCTCTTTCTTCCTTTCGTGTTACAATCTCCTATGAAAGGAGGTTAATCGTTTGAAGTTAAATCAGGATTTGGTTCGGTTGCTTCTATCTGCAGTGGAAGCAAGTCCTGAACCCGTGAATCTGTCGGAGTTGACTTTCGACGGCTTTTCTTCGTATGAAGTCAGAATTCATTTGAAGGAATTGTTTCGTCGTGGCTATATTAGCGGTGAAGTGAATAAATATCTAGCTTCTACTGATTACATAGCGGATTTCCTTACTCCTGCAGGTTCTGCTTACTTGAAAGAATTGAGCACTTCCGGTCTTAAGAAATTTCTTTACGCTGCAAAGCGTTTTGTTCGTGATTTGTTGATCCAGTATTTTTCTAGTAAGCTTCCTTAATTATTTTTTTTGAAGAAGGGCCTAGTCCCTTTTTCTTTTGGTTCTTCAATCCTGTACGGGTTTTCCTTCTCATATTCTTTTTCGATTTCCTTTTGATCTTTTTCCAGAACCGAGTCAAACATCCAAGGGTCCGCCGCTCCCAGTCTGAATTTAAGATGTATATGCATTTCTAGATAGCCAGGAGTTGCTTCTGTTCTGAGCCTTGTGATTGGGTAATCGCTGAGGTCTAAGTCATTGATCTTGATTCCTTTTCCGCCATCTAGAATTTCAAAAGATTCTAGCTTTTTCATTTGTTCACCTCCTTATTTCTTTGGTTCTTCCAGTGTGTACAGATTAGGAAGTATTAAATCGTATCTTTTTCCAGATTCCTCTAGCCCTTTTAAGATTTTGTTAACCAATTCTTCAACTTCGATAGGCATCTACTTCACCTCCTCCTGTTTTTCTGGTTCCTTGGCTGCTGGTGCCATGTTCATTTGTAGGCCTGTCAGCATCCCTTCTAGGAAAGCTCGGGGCTCACCCTTTAGAGCTTTTACGTCGTCCAGTAATAAATTCGCATTTGCTTTTGCTTTGTTACGATCTTCTATTTTCATGTTTTCTATCACCTCAACTTTCTAATTTCAAGTTCTGCTGTTATATTACTTTACTTTTTAATGTTTGTCAACAAAAGACTTTAAATTTTAAAGTTTTTATATTATACTTTTGTCAGGAGGTAAAAAATAAATGTTAGGAAATAGAATAAAAGAAATCCGAAAAGGCTTAGGCCTTACAATGAAGGCTTTCGGTAATTCTCTAGGCTTATCTGAATCGGCTATTAGTCGAATAGAGTCTGGATCAGCGAACCCGTCCGACGGGATTGTTAAATTGATATGTTCTAAATATCATGTGGATTACTTCTGGCTAACGGAGGGAATAGGTGAACCGTTCCTAGATGATATGGACGCCATAGTAGATGAGCTAGCAGCCGAGAAAGGCTACGATGCTAAAACAGTAGAATTGGTAAAAAGACTCTTTTCTCTTCCAGAGGAACAGTTCAATTTAGTTATGCAAGTTATTGAAAACTTAAAAGACGAGTAATCCTGTTTAGGTTGGTTACTCGTCTTTTATAAAAAGAAAAACGCAGAACCTGTTTCCAAGTCCTGCATTCTTCCGTGTGTGTTCTATTGCTGTGTTCCGTGTCTGATCCAGATTCTTTGTAGGATTTTATAGGCCTGTTCAAGGCCCTCCTGGTCCATAGTCTGGAGCATGAATTCGATTTTCTTTTGAAGTTCCTCTATCCCATTTGTTTTCCCTTCTTCCTTAAAGCTCTCTTCCCAATTTCCTACAGTTTACAGCTATGAACCTATTTTGTCAAACTTTTACGGTTATTATTTTGCTTTTTTTACTATTTACTTTTTAAACCTAAAAGATTAACATAAACCTAGGAGGTGTAATTAACTATGAATAAATTGAATGAAGTCTTATCTTCAAAGCTCCCTGAGCTGATGAAAGAGTCTGGTGTCAGTCGTAGAGATTTGGCCGAGTATTGTGGTGTTTCTTATAACACAGTACGGTGTTGGGAGGTTGGCACTAAAGCGCCAAGGCCAGATATGGTTGTAAAAATAGCAGAGCGCTTCAACCTGAAACCTTTTGATCTGATGAGCGAGGCTTTTGGAGATTCTGCAGTAAAGCCTGTCCGCTTTCTGTCCCTGGTCGACGAGGACGGGTCTGTATCTAAGTCGAATAGCTCGTCAGTCTTCACTTCAACGGCTACAGATGTTACGGCGGATTATATTTATGTTATGCCTGATGAAACTATGTATAAGGCGGATATTATCAAGGGCGACGTCTGCCTGATCCGCGCCACAGGTGCTATTCGTGCTGGCGTGCCTATGCTAGTGAAGTATCAAGGTAAAGCCATGCTGCGTTTTATCATTACGCATAACGAAACGAACCAGATTGCTTTACGTACTGCCAGTCCGTATGCGATTGGGACTCTCTTCTCGGCGGCCGACTTCCATGATCAGGTTCAGGTGTTGGGTGTTTTAGTTGCTTTTCGTAGAAATTATAAAAGGAGGTAATCTCTTATGGCTCAGCAAAAGGACACAAAAAGAGGAACCTGGATGTTCTACGGTTCCTGTAAAGATATTCTGGGCAACACGACTCGCTACTGCCGGCGTGGCTTCAAAACAAAAAAGGAGGCTAAAGAGGCCGAGCATCTTTTCCGTCTGGAAATGGAGAGCCGTAGACCTACGATCACTCTAGATGGGCTGCGGCACTTATATCGTTCTAATTCTGGATCATTAGCCATTAAGGAATCGACCCTTGTTACTGATGTTAGTACGTATAAGGTACACATTGAAGCTGATCTAGGGCAGCTGCCACTTACTACATTTACAGTTCCATTTCTGGATAACTGGCGGACTCATATTTCAAAAAAGAAAAAGAAAAACGGGGAGCCCTATTCTCCTAGAATGATAAATAAAATCATGGAAACCTTATCTAGATATTTTGCTTATGCTGTAAGGCTTGGCTATATGGAATACAATCCTTGTCATTCTCTTCCTGCGATAAAAGGATCCAGAGGACCAAATGCAAAAAAACGCCCCGTGTTCTGGGAACAGTCTACCTTTAATTATTTTCTTTCTTGCGTGGATGATCCATACTGGTATGATGTATTTTTATTCCTTTTCGGTACAGGATGCCGTGAAGGTGAAATGTTTGCCTTGCAGTGGGCTGATATTGACCTAGGTTCTGGAAAGGCGCATATTTCAAAAACGATCACTTCAAAAACTACGACAGGCAAGTGGGCCATCACTTCTCCAAAAACAGAAAGGTCAGATAGATATATCGACTTGCAGGAAGCTCTTCTCGTTCGTTTGCGTGCCCGTTTTAGCGCAGAAAAAAAGAAGGACGGGTTCTCGTCCTCCTGGTTCGTCTTTGGCCACCTGGCGCCTTTATCGCGTACACAGCTTGCACGGTTCCTGGATAAGTATATAGATGTGGCCGGAGTTCCTCGGATTACTCCGCACGGCTTTAGGCACTCCCACGCGACTCTGCTGATTCGTTCTGGAATTGATGACCAGTTGATTGCTGATCGCTTGGGCCATACGCCTGCGGAACTTAGAAAAACTTATGCGCATATTTATGCTGATTCTAGAAAAGAAATGATTCAAAAATTGAATAAAATTTTCTAA